TTGATTGCCATGGTAATTTGTTTCACGTCTTGACTTTCTAGAGCGAGAATCAAGACTTTTTCTTCTTTGACCAGAAAAGGTCTATACTTAACTTTTTGTCCTGTAGAGGGTAGGGTCAACTCATAAGTTGGCGCAGCAATCTTAGGTAATGGCATAGAATTTCAACTCAGTAATTTTATTTATCCAATATTTTGGGATCCGCCCAGAGGGTTACCATCTTGGTCTAAGAAATCTCCAATAGCGAATCCTGGTAGTCCCTGGAGTTGTGTTAGACTTTCTATGGTCAAGTTTTGTGGTACTGAAACTTGTCTACCAGGATCATGTTTCATAGTAGTATATCGATCATAATTAAAGACAACATCGACTTTTGCAATTTCACTTCCACCATAGTTTAAATTAACTGCAGCAATTTGAATGGGGAATGCATTAATAAATTGATAAGTCAGTTGTCTACTTTGTTGTTCATATGGGTATATACTATTCTTACCCAAATGAAATCCAGCATTTCTTTCAAACTTAGTAATAGTGATATTTTTCTTATAAGCTTCTGGATATCTCATCCTAAAAAAGGCTGTCCCTTCCTGAGCTTCTTGTCTAAACAAACTTCCTGCAGGACTACCATCAATAATTTTTCCTGAAGAGGGATCCGCACCTGGTCCACCAGTTACGTGAAGTGGATTGATAAAATTCATCCACTCTTCAAATAATCTAATAACATTATACTGACTATCAACATAAAATGAAACTGCAAATTGGGTGAACTGTCTGGCTCTTGCGAATGTCTCAGTAACTCCCTGAAATCCACCTTTTTCTGTTGCTAGATCAAACTGAGTTCCTGGCAACTGAGCTTGATGACACAATAGATCATACTTCAGTTGTTGATCGTTAGCATTATCTCCAAATATTCCACACTGTCTTAACCAAGAGTTCAAATCATCATTTTCACTCGTTCCAGTACCACTCAAAAATAAATTTAGTTTGAATTGACTGGACATGGCAATCTCGCCCAGGTAATCCATAACACCGCCGATGTTACCCTGAGCTGCAGACGATTTGCCCTCCGTCATCTTAATGTTAAGAGGGTCAACCCTATATCTGTACAGATTTTCCGCCACTATAAATATTTTTTAAGGATCTATACTATGTATATGAGTTATAAGGGAAAATATCGACCAGAGAATCCCAGAAAATATAAAGGTGACCCAGCAAATATAGTTTATCGTTCACTCTGGGAACGAAAGTTTATGAGATATTGTGATCTCAATGAGAATGTAAATCAATGGCAGTCCGAGGAGTTCTGTATTCCATACATCTCTCCTGTTGATAATAAAGTCCATCGATACTATCCAGACTTCCTTGTTCGATATACTGATAAGTTTGGTAAAAAAAGATCAATGGTGATTGAAATAAAACCACAAAGAGAAGTGGAAATGCCCGAACAGAATCCTAAAAGAAGGACGAAACAGTGGGCATATAAAGTCAAGACCTGGGCAGTTAATCAAGCAAAGTGGAAAGCGGCACAGGAGTTCTGTGATGATAGAAACTATGAATTCAAGATCATGACAGAAAAAGATCTAGGTATCAAGTAATGCCAAGAAAAACTCTAAAGCAAAGAAAATCAGAACAAGACCTTGCAGATTTAATTGGAAAAGGTGATGATCCTATTGTAAGTAATGATAGGATTAGTCCGATTAAAGATAAAATCAATGCAGAACAAGACGTAGAAGATCGCATGATGTTGATCATGAATGCGTTGCAATATACAGTAACACCTGTGCCCGATCAAGGAAAATATTATACGTTTTTATATAAGGCAAAGACAAGAGATCTCAAGTATGATCAGCACCCATTAATAGAATGTTTAGAAGTATTTCGATGGGGATTCAGAGGATATAATATACACTTCAAAGATCCTAGAAACTACACCTGGGCAGAAATGCAGAGCAATTTATATGAAGTTACTTCAACAGAGTTGCCTGTATTGACTTCTATATCTTATGCAAAATTTATACGTTCTCCAAAGTAGTCTAAATAATAAACAAAGACCTTATTAATCGATATACGTGGCAATACAAAATCTAACGCCCACTCCAGAAGAAATTACGAATAGTAAGGGTGAAACAATTAAGTATAATATTACCATAGACGATAAAAGTTTCGAGTGGAGAGCGACTGTTATCGAATATACGGATAAAGATGGTAATGCGAAAACCATTAATTCGCCAAATATTTTTCAAAAAAATAACTTTGCTAGTCAAAGTGTGCTTAGTTATTATGGTTTAGAAGATGAGCAATTAAAATCTGTAGAACATGACCTTTTGGCTCAGGCATTGGTGCAGCAGAATGTAATTCCTGGATATATATTTCCCCCATGGTTTGTTGCATATAATCCAACAACTAATAAAAATCCATTAACCAGCCCAAGCAGTAATAGTAGTAATCCACAAACTCCAGCACAGACAACTGGTAGTTCTTTAGGAGGTTTTGCTGATTTACTTGATCAACTCTACTCCGGCTTAGGAAGTACTATAGAAACACTCGTTAATACTCCAAATGCATTAAACGAATTAGGTCAAAATGACAAATACGCTCCAGGGTCTTCATTTGATGAGAAGACTGTATTGGTGTATCCCATTGCCCTAAAAGGCAATTTAGAAAATAAAATGGATACATGTGTAATTACACAATTTAATTATCAAGCTCCAAATGAACTAGAATTCATTGAAGGTAAAAGCGCTCAAAACATTTTTGAAAACGGACTTCTTCAAGGAGCTGCTGAAGGTAGATATAAGGACCCTAAAGGTATGGTAATATTACCAATGCCTCAAAGTTTTCAAGAGGAGAGAGGAGTTCAATATGGTGAAGATACCATGAACACTCTTTCTGCTGGAGTAACACAAGCAGTTCTTGGTAATACAACAGGTTATCTGGCCGCGGGCGCAGTTGCTGGCGTTATTCAGGGCGGCGTCAATGTCGCCACTGGCGGTGGTCAGGGTACTACCTTTGGATTGGGAGGAATAGGTGGCGGTGCAAGAACAGGTATTGCAGCAAAAGCTATTTTTGACGCCGCTTCTGGAGTAAAAAATAGCACATCTGGTAAACAACTTTTAAGTACTGTGGTATCAAGTAATATATTAAAAGCAGCAGGAATAAACGTTTCAGCAGAAACTATTCTCGCTAGGGGTGCTGGTATTGTTCCAAACCCTAACATGGAACTATTATTCAGATCACCACTACTTAGAAACTTTGGACTTGCATACAGAATGACTGCAAGAAGTAAAGCTGAGGCTGATGAAATTAGAAGAATTATTCGATTCTTTAAACAAGGAATGTCTCCTAGAAATCAAATCAACGATGGAAAAAATTTCTTTTTAAAGACACCAAATGTTTTTGGAGTATCGTTCAGAACAACTAATAAAGAAGAAAATAAAGGAATGCCTAAATTTAAAACTTGTGCATTGAGAAAATTTACAACAGACTATTCTCCAGATAGAATGTGGTCAGCATATGATGATGGTCAACCAGTTTCTGTGACAATTGTCATGGAGTTTGGTGAACTGACTCCGATATATAGTGGTGACTTTAATTCACTCGAAACCCTAGACGACATCGGTTACTAAAACTCATGGCATATTTCAAAAATCTACCAAATATAGAATATGTTAACAGATTCAAGGGATCTAAAACCAATGATGAAGTTACCGTAGCGAAAAATTTATTCAGAAGAAGTAAACTCAGAAATGATTTAGAATCAATCTTCACCACTTTTGATTTTTATCAAGTAGAAGAAAATGAAAGACCAGAGCAAATTGCTCAAAAAGTGTATGGTGATTCTGGACTTGATTGGGTTGTAAGACTCGTAAACAATATTCAAGATTATTATAGTGATTGGCCTCTGAATAATTCAGAACTTCACAATTATTTGATAGAAAAATATGGTGATGAAGATAAACTTACAGAGGTTCATCACTACGAAACTGTACAAACCGCCGATGCTTTTGGTAGATTATTAGTTCCTGGTGGTTTAGAAGTAGATAAGTCTTATTATGATGCACCTCAGTATGAAGGAATTACTACAAATCCACCAGGAGTAACCTTTCCAGTAATCACTTTACCTGGTATAGGTGCAACTATCTTGACATCTGTCGAAGATTTTGTTGTAAATGCTGCATCAATTTCTAGTGGGGGTAGAGGTTATCCCAGAAATCCTAAGATTGGTTTTTCAGCACCACCAGAGACTATCGCAGCAACTGCAACCGCAGAAATAGAAAATTTCCATCTTAGTGGCTTTAGTACAACAGTTGGATTCAATACTGGTGCAGGATATAGAGTTCCTCCCGTGGTAACAATTTCTCAACCATATCCATCTAGAAATGCAACTGGAATCGCGACTCTAAATGCCACAGGTAGACTTAATTTAGTTTCCGTAGTTGATCCAGGTATTGGATACGGTTTGACTGCACCTGCAGTAACGATTAGTTTACCACCAAACTATGTTGTTGGTGCAAGATATAGAAAGAAATCTCCAATCGGGGTTGGAAGTGACGTTGAGGGTATGGCAATCAAACCCGATGGTTACAAGATTTACACGGCTAGTATGACTGGTCCAAACCAAATCAAGGAGTTTTATCTCTCCACCCCATGGGATATTGAGACTGTTGCAGCAGGACCAACTTTAGATGCTAGTAGTCAATTCTCTTATTGTACTGGTGTTGACGTTACAAATAATGGAGCTGCTTTGTTTGTAACTGGTGGTCTTAGTGGAACTCAGAAGGTTGCATATTATCAGTTAGTTGTTCCCTGGGATCTATCAACTGCAATTTATTCAACATCATTCACATTAGATGCCCCTGGTGGAGTTAGATTCAGTGGAGATGGACTAAAAATGTTTATTCTGGACGGTAACAATCCAGATAGTATCAAAACATATAATCTAACAGCTGCATATAATCTTTCCAGTCCAACATTGGGTTCTACCACAAATATAGGCAGTCTTGTACAGGACTTT